CGTTTATAGAGAATCTGCGGGTTCAACAAATAATGTCTGGTATGAAGTTGAAGGTCAGGTTACGAGTTGTGTTGTTACTGTTCCAAACGTAGGAATTGTCAAAACAAATATTGATTTTGTTACTTCTGGTTCATTTCAATTAAAAGTTGGAGCAACACCTGGCTTCTTATTACAGGAATCTACAGATTACTTATTACAAGAAGATGGAAGCAAAATTTTCTTAGAGGACGATGCGACTTAGTATGTAACTATCGTTAAACTGTCAGAAAGAGAAGAAAACGAATGGCCGATCTTCAAATTAGTCAATTACCCTCCTTAGCGGAGGCAAATATTGCTGCAACAGATGAACTTGCCATCGTTGATGGGAGCGCATCGGAAACAAAACGAGTTACTGCAAAAGCATTAATTGAAAAAGGTGTTTCATTAATTGATGCTGGAAGTATTCCAGGAACAGCTCTTGCAAGTCTTGGTGCAAATACAGTTGTAACTGCAAGCATTACAGATGCAAATGTCACAACAGCAAAGATTGCTAATGGAGCTGTAACTGCGACACAAATAGCAGATGCGACGATAACTGGAGCGAAGTTAGTTAACGATACTGTTACTGCAACACAGATAGCTGCTAATGCGATAACTGCTTCTGAGTTAGCTGATAATGCTGTAGATACTGCTGCTATCGCTGCAAACGCTGTAACAACTGCAAAGATTACAGATGCAAATGTTACTTATGCAAAGTTAAGTCTTAGTGATGGAGATATACCTGGAGCAAAGATTGCATCAGGTGGAATTACTGCAACTCAGATAGCAGCAAACGCTGTTACCGCAAGTGAATTAGCTGACGATGCAGTTGATACGGCTGCTATTGCCGCTAATGCTGTTACAGCAGCAAAGATCGCAGCAAATACAATTACTGCTAATGAAATCGCTGCTAATGCTGTTGGTGCTAGTGAATTAGCAGATAACGCTGTTGATACCGCTGCTATTGCTGATGGTGCTGTTACATCTGCAAAATTTTCTGGAGCATTAGCTTCTGCTTCGATTGCTGATAATGCAATCATCACAGCGAAGATCGCTGATGATGCTGTAACGAGTGCGAAGCTTGCCGCAAACGCTGTTGATGCAGCAGCTTTAGCTGATAACGCTGTTGATAGTGGTGCAATCGCTAGCACAGCAGTAACAGAGGCAAAACTAGCTTCTAATGCTGTCACTAATGCAAAGATTACGGACGGAACGATTACAGCAGCAAAATTAAATACATCAAATATTGATAGGTCATTAAATGTAGCTAGTGGAAACCTTGGAATTAATAACACAGTCACAGCAGCAACTCGCTCTGGGATCACATATAACGCACAAGGGTTAATCACAGGAACAGTTGCTCTTGCCGCAGGAGATTTACCTGTTGCCACGACTTCTGCTGTTGGTGGTGTTTCTGTCGGAACGGGGTTAAGTGTTAGTGGGGCAGGGGCATTATCACTTACAAATAGTGTTACTGGAGCAACAGTTAGCGGCATTACTTATAACGCTCAAGGAATGATTACTGCTGCAACTGCTTTAGTTGCAGGTGATCTTCCAGTATCGACAACAAGTGCCAAAGGTGCAGTACAAATTACATCTGGAGGAGGTTTAACTGTTGATGGTTCTGGTAATTTAACAACTTCAACAAGTGGAATTAGTGCTGGTACTTTTACAAAGTTAACTGTTAACACTAAAGGTGTTGCTACAGCAGGAACAACACTTGTTGCTGCTGATATTCCTGATCTTGCCGCTACTAAAATAACGAGTGGAAGTATAGACGCTGCAAGGATTGGAGCCGATACGATTGACGGTACGAAGTTAAGTAATTCATCAACAACAATATTTCAATCAATAGCACAGCAAGGTTATCCAACAGCACAATTTAGTGGTCAACTTTTATTTGATACGGTATCGGAGGATGCGTTCATTTGGGACGGAACAGCTTGGCAAGCAATAACCACGCTTACAAAAGGAAGTTTGGTCTACGGAGGTACATTTAATGCGACTACTTCCAAAATGGTTGCAGCGACCAGCGCAGGAATTGCGGCGGGACTTGTAGTTGGATCTAACTTACCTACAGCTAGCGCAAATACTGACGGTGTTTATGTTGTAGTTTCTACTGCTGGAACTCCAAGCTCTCCAGCTCCAGTCGTCGCACTTTCACCTCCTGATTATATTCTAGGCGTCACGAATACATCAGGAAGTAGCTGGAATGAGGTTGATCTTTCGCAGACCGTAGCTGGTCAGGTTGCAAGCAATATAACTTTCACACCTTATGGTCAGTTAAGTTCAACTAACGTACAAGATGCACTTCAAGAAGTAGAGACAGAAAAACTAGCACTTGCAGGTGGTACTGTTACAGGTCAGGTATTAATTGGTCATACTGGAAGCTTGGTATTTGAGGGAGCAACAGCAGATGCTTATGAGACAACATTAACAGTTGCCGATCCAACAACGTCAGACAAAACTATTACTTTGCCTAATGTAACTGGAACAGTAATTACAAGCGGAGATACAAATACAGTTACATCAACAATGGTTGATGCAAGTTTAGTAAATGCAAATTTAGCTGCTGGAGCTGCAATTGCTTTTAGTAAATTAGCTGCTTTAACTTCTGCTCAAATCCTTGTTGGTAATGGATCGAATGTTCCTACAGCGGTTGCAGTTACAGGTGATATAGGAATAGATAATGCAGGTTTAACTTCTATTACTGCTGGAGCAATTGTTAATGCTGATGTTAATGCGTCTGCTGCAATTGCTGGAAGCAAGATAACGACAGGAACTACAAGTGCTGTTGGTGTTCTTCAATTAACTGATTCAGCTTCAAGCACAAGTGCAACAACTGCTGCTACTCCTGCTGCTGTAAAGACAGCGAAAGATGCTGCTGATGCTGCTGCCACAACAGCCAATGCTGCTTTACCTAAAGCTGGTGGCACAATGACGGGCAACTTAATTCTTGATAATGCAAAAGAATTAAGGTTAAGCGAAGCTGATTCTGACGGCGCACATTTTACAGGTTTTAAGGCTCAGGCTCAATCAGCAGATATAACTTATACACTTCCAGCGAGCGCACCGACAACAGGTCAAGTCCTAAAAGCTGGATCGACTGCTACGACTCTTGAGTGGGCTGCTGATAGTGCAACTGACTCAACGAAAATGCCTCTTGCTGGTGGCACGTTCACAGGAGATGTCACTTTTACTGGGGATAGTTCAAATGGGTTATGGGACAAGTCAGCAAGTGCGTTTGTTGCGAATTTAACTGGAAATGTAACTGGTAATGCTTCTGGATCTTCAGGCTCATGTACTGGAACAGCAGCCGTAGCAACTGCAATTACTGTTGCAGATGAATCAACTGACACCTCTTGTAATGTTCTATTTACAACAGCAGCAACAGGAGACTTAGGTGCTAAGTCAGGAACAAATTTAACCTTTAACTCTAGTTCTGGAGCGTTAACAGCTACAAGCTTTGTTGGTGCGTTAACTGGAAACGTC